GTTGATGAAATTCGACTCGTTGGCCAGTCCGACCGGATAGACACTATCGTTGAGGTAGTCGTATTTCCACAACAGCCCGGCGCTGTCCGTGAAGAACAGGAAGCCCCCGGCGGCGGCGGACACGGGTTTGTTCAGCCCCTTGCCGTACCCGTAGGCGATGGCCGCCGGCGGGACGTAGGGCGCCCCGCCGTAGCGCGAGACGATCTCGAATGTCTCCACGCCGAAAACAGATGTGTTGAGGTATGATTTCATTATTCTGGCGCCGGTTCGGGCTCGTGGAGATAGATCGTCCCGAACGGCACGATTGCCCACCCGGGATTCCAGTCGGCCCGGCGCAGCAGGCCATCGACGTTGTTCACCGCCAGGAAGCGACGGGACCCGCCGGGCGTCGGCCAGTGGATGATGAGCGCCATCGAATCGACCCCGGTGTGATCGACCTGCACCATGTCCACGTAACGGTAATTCGGGATCCAGAGTTGTGTCCCGAGCCGGCGGCGGAAGCCACCGCCCGGATTCAGCTCGAAGTTGTTCCCGTCGGCCAGCTCCATCTGCTCCAGGGTGTTTTCCGTCCGACCGAAGTTGACCCCGCCGACGTTCTGCTCGAAGTCGCGCCGGACCTTTTCAACATAGGTTGTCGGGACGAACGGTTGACCCATAGACCCCTCAATACCGGCAATGATCGTTCACCTGCTTGGTCGTCCGGCGGTACAGCACGGGCCGGGTGAGCATGGACACGAACCCAAACCGGGCCAGGGCCTCCTTCCACGCCTTCTCGAACACCACCACGTTGTCCTCCGTCGCCTCATGGGCCCGGAACATCGCCCCGCGGATGACCAGACCCTTGAATCGGTTGTCCAGGTTGATGACCGTCGTGTCGTCGCCGGCCGTTCCAGGGTCCAACTGGGTCGCTTGCAGGGCCCCGATGAACGTGATTGGCTCATCATCAACCACGACGGCCGGCAGCGTCACCGTGCTTTCCGTTTCGTTCACCAGGGCCACTTCGTTGCGTTCCGTGAGCGACAAGCCAACGTAGTCCGCGACGAAGCACGGCAGGTAGTCGGTGTCGCCCACCCGCACCAGGAAGAGTTGCAGGATCTCAATGGGTATGTCGTACTCCGCCCCGCCGTCGCCGTCTACGTCCACCGAACCACGGATGGTCCCGAAGGCGGCGATTTCATCCAGCGTGTCCTGGATGTCCTCGTTGAGCTGGATGTTGGTCCAGTTTTTTTCCGTGCCCTCGGGCTCCCCCAGCTTGCGCCGGATGTTGGACCGGATCCCCAGTCGGGTCATGGTCGCGGGCATGGCCTACTCCCTGATTTTCTTGATGCAGTACCCCGTGCCCTTCGGATTGTCCACGACTTCGCGCCGGATCCCGTCGCGCTTGAACAGCTCAATCGCCCTCATCTCGGCCTTGGCCGGATCCCGCCAGGGGCGCTTGTTGATCCCGTATTCGAACGTGTCCTTGCTGGGATCCGCCGCCCTTTTCTCCTGGGCCGCCTGGATCTCTCGCTGGATCCGCTGCTCGGGATTCTCGTACTGCTCCTGCGGGGTCTGCGCGGGGATGATCGCCGCCTTCTCGTGCATGATCTGCAGGTCCTTGTTCTTCCGAACCTGCTGCATGTTGATCGGCGCGATGATGTTCTTGCTCAGAAATCCGGGCCCAAGGATCCCGGGGGCGGCCCCGCTCTCCTTCTCCCGGTCGAACTCCACCCCGCAAGCCGGGCTGGCCAGCAGGTCCTTGATGAGCTTTTCGTCTTCCGTCACGAACTGGTGATCGACGAAATGGATATTCAGCGCCCCCAAGTGCAGATTGCGGATGAATGACAGGAATTTCATCTCGGCCTCCAATGGAAAGGGCCGGGGGCGGTCAATCCGCCCCCGGGCTGTGGTTAGGTCAGGTCGGACGGTGCCGTCGCCGTCACACTCACGGCGGTCGTGACGGCCGCGGCGTACTCGGAGCCGGCGATGGCCGCCTGCTGTGTCCCGGTAATCAGCGCATGGGCGCCGATGTGGGCCGGGTACAGGGTTTGCAGGGCCAGGGCTAGGGCTCGGTTGGTCGCTGCATCTGTCCCGTTCGCTACCACACACGCGGCATTCTGCGTGTCGGGCTGGAAGTGTCCGGTGGCTCCGGCCAGGGCGATATGGGCGTTGAGGTCGGCCTTGAGTTCAGTCACCAGCGTTGATGCTGTTCCCGTCGTGGTCGCAGCCGGTGATTCAGACACGTTCGTTGCGTCGGCGGCGATGTGAACGGGGTTGATGGCCGCACCATGAGCATTGAATTTTGTCTGGAGATCATTCAGGAAAGCCCACACCGCAGCCTCGTTGGATGAGGCGGTGATCGCCAGGGCGGGGTTGAGGGTGTTGGTGGCATCAGCGGCCAGGTGGGGGGCGCCGCGCTGGGCGTTGACCAAGGCCGCCAGCTTCCCGATCGTGGTTGCCAGGACGTTGACGGCCGTGACCGCCGTGTTGAAAGCGGTGATGAACAGGTTGACATCCGCCTTCAACTCCTGCTCCAAGTCGATCGCCAGTTGCATTTGCTGGGCGAATCCACCCAATCGCAACCGGGGATCAACATCATTGAGGGTTTTCTGACTCATGGCCATCATACACCCCCGATGCCGATGTCTCCGAGCAGCGGATGGGTCGTCCCGCCGGGCTGCAGGATGGCCTTGGCGACGTGGGTGTTGTAGAGCGCCTTGCACTCATTGGCCACGACGATGCACTCGGCCAGTGTGGTCGGGCTATCGGTGTGAACAAGCGCCGGGGTCCCCGTGTCGGCCTGGTAGTGGGCGGTCTCCAGGGCCAGGTGGTCAGGCAGCTCGTCGATCAGCTCAATCGCCAGGGTGAGCGAAGTGGCCAGGTCGGTTGCGTCCGCCGCGGCAATGGTGTTCGTGGCGTCGGCCGCGAGGTGGGTGGGCGCCGTGACCGCGATGTGGGCGGTGTAATCCGTCTTGATCTCGGTCAGCAGCGTCTGCAGGGTGGCCAGGTCGGTTGCGTCCGGCGAAGTCACGACGTTGGTCGTGTCCGGCCGCAGGTGGCCGGCGCCGGCGGTCAGGTCGTAATACTGCACCAGATAGTGCAGGATCGTTCCGACCTGGGACTTCTCGAAATTCTGCGGGGTCGCAGAGTTGTTGAGGTGCTTCAGAATGTTTCCCATGGTGTCCTCCTCCTACGCCGCATCCGTGATGCCGTAGATGAACCCGTGGGCCGAAGTCGTCGGGGTGACTCCCCGGACATCCAGGCCATCTTCTCCGATGAACTCGCCAATGATCCCATCGACGAAGTTGCTGTCTACGGCGGCGGTGTGATACTTGGTCGCCCGGTTCTTGAGCGTCCGGGTGCCGACCAGGTTCGGGTCGATGACGATCATCGCGCCGCTTCCGGGAATCAGCCGGGACAGGGTGCGGTACGGCTGGAGCCGCAGGATCCCGCCGCCGGGGCTCTTGTAGTCGGTGATCATCCAGCCGAGCTCCCGCATGTCCATGCTCGCTTCCAGGTAGCCTTCCATCAGGCGGGCGAACACGCCGGACAGGAACGAGTTGACCAGGGCGATCTTGATGCCCTCGGGATTCCCGTAGTCAAACTTCGGCATCAGCCAGTCATCGAGCTGCTTCTTGGTGATCGTCCCGGCCTGGTTCGTCACCGCCCCGGACACGCCGGAGATCATCGGGATCAGCCCCCCGGTGAAGCGGATGGTTTCGGCGCCGCTCGTGATCTTGTGCCGGCCGCCGAACAGGTAGCACCGCTCCTTCTCCATCCAGTAGCGCCGCTCCGTGACATCCTTGTCGTCCTGGAGCTGGTCCGGGCCGTAGGCGTCGGTGTTCAGGTTGGTGTTGGAGATGGAGTGGGTGGCCTTGTGGATCTGCATGTACTGCGACACGAAGGTCGGCTGGCTGTGGACGGACGCCATCCGGGTATCGCCTTCGGGGGCGGCCGAACCGCACAGGGCCAGGACATCGTTGTCCAGCATGGCCGCGGCCGCGCCCGCGTTGCCGATGCCGCGCTGCACCGTGATGGTGCCGAGGGCGGTGTCCACGCCGGTCACGAAGATCATTTCCCGCGTCCGCATGTTGACGGCGGTGTCGTACACGCGCCACATGCTGGAGATGTCAACGGGAATGGTCACGTCACCCGCCAATGCGCCGGCGGTGGCCACGGTGTCCTGCCGCGCCACGGATTCGCGGTACATGGACTCGAACTCGGGGCTGCCGAGTGTTTTCCCGTTGAGATTGCACAGGTACAGGAAAGGGTTGAGAGCCGCATCCGGCTCGTAAATCTGCTCATCGACTTGGCGTTTCAGCCGGTTTGCGGCCGAAATGTGCGCCGTCTTGAGCATTCCACCACTGTAAGACATATCAAACCTCCACGATGATTACGTTTTTCTTCGGGCACTCTGTTTGCCCGGCATGAACATGGACGCCGCGGTTTCGCGGCGACGGGCGGCGGACGAGGACTTCGGGCCGAATTTCACTCCGGGCGATCCCGACCCGCCAGCGGGCGATGAAACGCCGACACTGGCCCGGCCGATCTTGATGCCCTTCTGCAAAATCTCTTCGGCCTTCATGCCCAGGCAAGCGAGATGGATCAGATCGGCCGCACCCTGGCGGTCGCCCCGGATCACCCCGCCGAACTGGGCCAGCCGGGAGGCGATCTTGGGCTCGATCATCATGTGCAGGAGCCGTTGGTTTTCCGGGGCGATCCTGACGTAACGGGCCAGCTCGGACTTGTACCCTTCCGTCAGTTTTTCAGGGTTGATCTGCGGCCCGGACTTCGACTTCTGGAACTCGCGCCAGTCAGCCAAGAGCGTTGCTGCTTCCGCCATCTTTCCCTTCTCCCCCAGCTCCTCGATGCGCTCGTTTACCTCGTCCTCGGTCATCCCCGCCATCGGGTGAGCCTTGCGGCTCTTCTCGGCCTCCAACTCGCGCTCGGCCATCTCGAGGCGGGCGGACAGGTCCTGGATGCGTTCGTTGAGCTGCCCAAGCAGGGCGTCGTCGCCGCTGCCGCGCACTCCGAACTCCTCCAGCGGGTGGGGCTCGCGCTTGCCCCCCTCTTTCCCTTCGCCTTCGCCGGGTTGGCCTTCGCCTTCATCAACACCCTCGAGGTTTGCGGGCTCCCCGCCGGGTGTTTCCGTCACGGCGTCGTCGCGGAGCTCGAGAGCTTCCTCTGCAGGTTCCGTGACCGTGCCCTCCAAAATCCTTTTTGCGGTTTCTGCGTCAATCGCCATCGGAGCCTCCCTTTCTGATATATGTTCCGGCAATGTTCTTCATCTCCCGATCCAGCCGCACCACGGCCTCCTGGACCCCGGCCAGCCGCATGGTCTCAAAGACCAGCAGCAGCGACTTGAGATAGTCATGCTGGAATCCGGTAGTCTGCGTGGACATGATCCGCGCTTTCAGCCCCTCGATGACGGGATCCAGCAGGCCGGACTGCCAGGCGATGAAATCCGGGTTGTTTAGCAGGCGAAGCATCAGCTCCCGCTGTTCGTGCTTCTCCTTGTACTTCGGGGCGTACTTGTTGCGGAGATTGGCGAAAAACTTATCCCGCTTCTCTTTCGCCCATAATTCCGCTTTGAACGCAATCACTGTTGCACCCCCGCCGGGGTCTCAACCGGAGCCATCGCCGCTTCTTCGGCCGACGCATCCTTGAACATCGCCCTGGCCATGGTCAGACGCAACTCGTGCTGCTTCTCGCGGTCATCCTGGTCCTTGGCGGCCTGCATCTGCGCCTGTTGCTGTTGCGCCATCTCCTGTTCCGAGTAGAGTAGCTTGTCGGAATCGACCGGCAACTCCATCATCTTCATGGCCGTCTCGCGCAGCGGCCGCGGCCTGAACCACTGGTCCTGCCCGAACCGGGCGAGCATCTGGTCGGCCTGAAGCGAGCGATCATCCGCCGTGATGGGCTGGCCGCTGTTGCTCTTGACCTCGACATCCACGCCGGACATCAATTCGTCGTAGGTGATCGTCCCCTGGAACAGACCGCCGCCGCCTTCGGCGTAGATCCGGTAATCCTTCTTTTCGGGGTAGTATTGGGCGGCCATCGCCACGTTTTTCTTCATCCAGTTGGAGTACCCGAAATCCTGGTTGCCCAGCACATAGATCGCCCGCTGCATGAGGTTGCTCTGCATGATCCGGCTTTCCGTGGCCGAGTCGCCGCCGCCCCCTGTCATGCCGGCAAACAGCGGCGGGGCGCCCGTCACGCTGTCGGCGCGGGAGCGGAGATCCGCCCGGGTAATCATTCCGATGTTGGAGAAGTTGGGAGCGGGCAGGAACTCCATGGGCCGGCCGGATGCCGGGCCCTCGACGACATACTTCTCACCTTCATACAAGGGCGAAATATCGACCCCGGCCCCAAACGGAGCGATGGCGCCGCGCCGGAGGGCCTGCTTGGCCGCGTCGATGATGAGCCGTTCAAGCACGTTGGCCGTGTACTGGGTCTTGACGCACAGGTCGCCCAGTCCCTTGCCCCAAAACTGAAGCGGATCGTCCAGAAACTTGAATAGCGAGAATGGCTTTTTCTTGCGGAGGGCCTTGAAAGGATTCTTCGAGTCGCGCAACACCCAGCTCCGATGTCCCACGATGATGAGCCGGTTATCCTCCCAGTAATTCAGCAGCTCCACGATCCCAGCTTCAGCCAGGGTCGTGAGGTTGTGATTGTCATTGAATCGGTCCAGCTCGTTTTTCTTTTCCGCGATCTGGAATCCGTCGTAGGCTTCCTCCAGCTCTTCCGGCAGGTTGGTGATCCACGGATCCCGGCCCTTGGCCATCGTCCGCAGCTTGTCCACATGGAAATACTGCCTGAAAACGATGTTCCGGCATGAGTCAATATCGGTGCCGATGGAGTCGGGGAAGAAATCATTCATCACGTCGATGACTTCGCAGTCCGGGTCATCGTACACCGTCATCATCTCGGTCGTTTCCCTGGCCACGCCATCGACGAATTTGCGGGTCCAGACTTCCTGCTCCTCTTTGCGGTAGAAGTGGAACAGGGCCGCCGTCCCAAGCAGGCCGGCGAAGAATGAAACGGCCTGGCGCTTCTGCTTCATCCCTTGGCGATACCACATATACCGCTGCCAGTATTCGTGCTTGCGGGCCGTGTCTGCGTCGGAGTCCTCCCGCGGGACGAATTGCAGGTCGGGGATCCGCCGGCACAGGAAGGGACGGTACGTCTCCATCTTCTCGGCCAGGATCGGATCGAAGCTGTTGTTGGTGTACTGATCCTCATCCTCGGGGTCGGGGTAGGTCTGGTTGTAGTAGGCGTAATAGTCCTTCCATGCCTCCCGCCGGTTGAACATCGCCTCATTGTTGCGAGTAAACGCGGTAAGGACCAAATTCAACGCATCGGTGTTTTTTTCTTCCACCACGAACCTCTTATGATGCGATTGTCACTTTTTGTTACCGTGTTGTCAATGAGTTATTTTTTCGAGTGACAGCGTGACATCATCGCAGCGGCCTGTTTTCGTTCAAACGCTCGCCGGGCGGCGGCATCCAGCCGGCCTTCCACCGGCCGACTTCCACCAGGTTGTGTTGCGGGATGTAGCGGACGCCGTAGTGCAGGGCGTAGCGAAAGGCGTCCATGGCGTGACAGTGCTTCTGGACGGGCGTGTTGCCAAAGGACCCCGTGGCGTGGCGGCCCAGTGGTTTCCAGTGATACTTGCGGGCTTCCTTCTTGAAGTTGTTCAGGTTGCTGAACACGCGGACATAGGGATGGGCGAACGGTTCGTGAGTGATATACTGCTGGGCGGCCTTCAGATACTCCTGCACCGTCATCACGCCGTCCTGCAGGCTCTTCTCTGTCACCGGGATCAACTGGCTCTTGGTCTTGTCGCCGTACAGGCCATCGATCCAGTATTCATAGGAGGTCTTGAGGGTGTCGCCGGAGGCCGTCCGCTTCAGCGCCGCGCCGTCGATCAGGTCGAAGATGTACCGCTCGCCGGCGCTCATCAGGTTGATCGTCTTGGAGTGCTCGGAGATGGTCTTGCCTTTCTGGTAGTATTCCCGGACGCACCACAGGTTGCTGTATGGGTCCACCGCAAACCACAGGCAACAGGTCACGCCGGCCTGTGCTTCGTCGATCGACCGGAACATCTGCCAGTCATGGGGAATCTCGAACGGGGTGCAGTAGGCGTGGTCGTTGAACAGCCAGGGATAGATGATTCCGGTCATCCCGACAAACTCGCCGCGGGAGCGGGCGGCCCGGATCTCCTCGGGGTACTTCGACATGATGCGCTCGACTTCGGCCGCATCCAGCGTGGCATTCTGTTCGGTTTCCCACTGGTAGTCCTGAAACTGTTCATCCTCATCGGGATTCATCAGGATCTCGTGGTACACCCAGCTCAACCCGGACAGCGGCGTCATCGCCATCATGAAGTATCCGTTGGTCCGCATCAGGCGGGCCAGGACTTCGTGGTAGATCTCCTGCGGCGGCTCCTCATCCATCCCGACCACGAACGGCGCGAAGCCCTGGAACCGCTCCCGGCCCTGGTCGTAGGACATCAGGATCAGGCGGCTACCATTGGTCAGCTCGATGAAGTCGATGATGTCGTTGCGGAGATAGTGGATCTTCTTGATGGCGCTTTTCGGCAGGAACCGGAAAATGTACTCATTGACGTACAGGCGCATGGTCTTGGCCGTCTGGCCGGCGATCACCACGTCGCATGGGACCGGGATGAAGATTTTCGGCTTGTAGGGGTTGTAGCCCATCGCGAAGCAGACGCACTCCCAAATCAGGGCCCGGGTCTTGCCCGACCCGTTGCCGCCCCAAACCACCCGCGTCCGGTATTCGTCGGTGTGAAACTGCTCCTGGTACGGCATGGCGATGTGATACCGCCAGCCGTTCTGCTCGATCATGGACTCGACGGACTTGAGCCAGGCAATCGCCTCGGCCATCAGGTCCGGGCCGATCATCGCGGCGATCTGGTCCTTCGGTTTGGAAAACAGAATGGATTTCAGGCGAAGGATCTGCCGCCCGAGTTCAACGGTGTCCCGCAATTCCTGCGGACGGTGAAGGTACGCCCTAAAAAGGCGCCGTTTGCGGGACGGATTGCCCAGGAGTTCCGCTGCTGTCACCGGCCTTCCGGGCCTTTCTTTGTTTGGGTTGAGCACTTTCCGGCCTCAAATGGCTGTATTTCCGTGAAATCACCTGGTTGTGAACCCGCGAACCGCGGACGGATCGCCGCTTCTTGGCGGTCTTGTTCCGCTCCCACACGTCGAGGTCGTGGTTTTTCTGCTGGTACATCGCCCCTTTCATCGTCTCGAGGATCTTGTGGCAAATCTGCTTGCCGTCTTCCACGATGGAACCCAGCGGCCGCTCCGCGCTGACCACTTCGAGGTTGCGTTGGGCGAAGTCCGCGGCATCCATTTTGAACAGCTCCATCCGTTCTTTGTCGGAACCGTGAGCCATTCTCATGGCGTCCAGCTTCTTCATTTCCTTGATGTAATCGCGTAGCTGCTCGTTGCTGGGGGCGTCGATTTTGGAGAACAGCTCGGTGAGCGCGACCCGTTTTTCCTCGATGTCGTACAGGATCCGGTTGGCCCTGTCCTTGATGTCCTGAAAATCGTCATCGTCTCTCGGTTCTTCCATTCATCCCCACTTTTTTTCAACAATATCAATAATTCTGTTGACATCCCGGCCATCCGGTTTGATACAATGACAATCATAGCACGGAAAGGAGGCATCCGACAATGGGACTCATTGAGAATCAGGCGAGATTTTTTGCCGATCTGTGCCGGTTGCGCGACAAGGCAGTGGAAAAAGGGTACACTGTCACCTTGGGGGAAGTCGAGCGCACCCAGTACCAGCAGGACGAGTACCTGCGCTCCGGGAAGTCGAAGAAACGGCACTCGGTCCATCAGGACCGGCTGGCCGCAGACCTGCACTTCTACCGGAAGGATCCGCGGTACGGCGTGATTTCAGTGGACACCCAGCTCACCGGAGAACAGGCCAAGCGCGAGCTGACTCCGCTGGGAGAGTACTGGGAATCACTGGACCCCATGAATGTTTGGGGTGGGTTTTTCCCCGAACACTACGGAACCACGTTCATCGACTGCCCGCACTTCGAGCGCCGAAAGTAAAAGACCCGGCCACTGGGCCGGGCGGTGAAGGAAGTTCCGATGGTTGGATTGTAGCATATTTTCGATCTTTGCAATGAGAGCTTCGCCGTCCACGCCTGGGGGAATCGGGAGCCTTATTAACCCCTTGGGTTATCCGGGCGTGGTCGGTTTTTAACTAGATCGGCCGGGACGATTCGGCTGGAACATCCGCCCGCGCCTGCTGGCGCATGATCGTGCCCGGCGAAGGTGCGGCACCACACGCCGCCTGCCCGGAGACCCCGGACAGTATGTTTGAGCTGATATTGCCATCAGGGCCCCCGGGCCGGTTTTTTGCAGAACGTATCCGTTACCGTCCGGCCCGGGGGCCCACCCACAAGGAGAATCATGGAACCCGTCATCGACATCGACAGCCACCGACCGCACTTCAAGGGCGAAGCCGTGTGCCTGCACTGTGACCACCACTGGATCGCCGTCGCACCGGCCGGAACGATCACGGGCCTCGAGTGCCCGGAGTGCCGCACCCACCGCGGCATCTTCGACTACGGGTTTGGAGCTGGGGCCGGGCAGTCCCGGCTTCTGTGCATTGCCTGTGAGTGTGATTTGTTCTACATCCGGCCCAATGGCGTCCATTGCCACCGTTGCGGACAGCATGTGACGGTACCCATCGAAGACATCTTGAGCGCCCCGAAGGACGTTGAAGTCGAATTGGAGCCCAAAGGTTCAGTCATCCCGTTTCACGAACCGGCCTAATCAGTCTCATCTCCTCACCTTGACAACGCCGGCCGCCCCCATGGGCGGCCGGTATCTTTTTCAGCCAACTAGATCTCTGTGCTACGATTTTGTTTGCTCGCCTTCCATGATTGACGAATAGCCAGGATCTAACAAATTGGCCCGTTTGTATTTCCCAGGTCTACTGCCAACTCCGGTCTCTACTACTTCAATCATCCCCGCTTTCTTGAGTTGTGTGAGCACCGGGTGGATGCTCTGCTCAAGAAGTGGTAGGCCGGATCCGTCTTTTTGTACTTGCTCTATTAGCTGTTGGGATGTAAATGGTTCGTCAACCATTGATAGTGCATGTTCTACTCTCTCGAGGATTGTTGGTTCTGACGTAGCAAGTAACATCAATCTGTTGCCTAATCTATTCAGCGCCGCCAGGTCGGTTTTCATGTCGGTGTCAAGTTTTTCTATTTGCTTTTGTAGCAACGCTTTCCTTGACTCATAATCCAGCCTAATTCTCCTTTTTAGCGTTTCAATTGGACTTCTTCTCATGGTATTGCCTCTGGTGACCAACCAATTCCCTGTTTTCCGTCGCAGGCCCGACACGCCAGTCGCGGAAGGCCCTCAAATTCATCCCGCATGACGACATTCTTGACCATGTGACATTTCGGGCAGATGTCGCTGGTCCATTGCGCCTCAAACTCCTGAGTCGGTACCACGTCGGGAATGACCTGTACGGCTGGAGCGAGTTCCCGTGATTGCACCATCAGATGCAAAGTCATCAGGCTCATTGAGCAGGCAAAGGACGAGGACAACCACTTCATGTCCGTCTTGACCTTCCACGTCCGGCGGGGGTCGCGCAGCAGGTACACCGGCCGCCGCTCCATCAGCCACTCCATCAGCTTCCCGATGTCACCGAACGGGATTCCGGGCCGGTACTTCCTTTTCATGGCCTCCTCCTTCAGAACGGGTACTCATCGCCGGCGATTTCCGGCGGTGCATCGGGCGTGGGGGCGGGTGCCTCTTTCGGAGCGGCCGGCGTCGGCCCGACGTTCTCGGGGGCGGATTCGTCCTCGAGGATCCGGCGGGCCCGGGCCAGGATGGCCGGGCTGGTGAGCAGGGCGGTCTGGCGGTCTTTGACCGCCTGCTCCAGTTTTGTGAACTCGGTGAACGTCATCGGTTTGAGAGGGATCTGCGTCTCGCCGCGCTCCACTTCCCGCCGTTCGATGGCCTGGGCGGTGGCGACGCGCAGCTCCTTGGCAAGCGCCTGCCGCGTCTGCCAGTCGTCGGCCTCCTTCCACTTCTTGCGGAACACAGCATCAATGTCGGGCGGCCGGGGGGTCTTTGGGTTGGCCGCCAAGTCGCTCTGGAGCATCCGCTGGCAGATGGGCCGGCAGAATTGGCGCGGCGCGTCGTCGTTGGACAGCCGAAGCTCCCCGCACCAGGCGCAGACGTAGGCCAGCTTGAGCGGGTTGTCCCGCCGGCGGGCCCCGACCTTCTTGTTGGCGCAGGAAACCGAGCAGTAGACGCGGGAGCGGCCGGCGAACCAGCCCTCCCGGCCGCACTCGGCGCAGCGGTAGAAGAACACCCAGCGGTACTTGATGTCCGCGGGCGCGAAGCCGCACTTGCGGCTGTCGAGCTTGCGCTTGCAGGCGATGGAGCAGGTCAGGTCATCGTGGCAGTCCCAGGAGCCGCAGACCACACAGGTCTGGTTGCCCCCTTTTCGCATGAGGCGCATCCCCGGGACCCACGAGCTGTTTTCGGGGGTGGCGATTTCATTCGGCATCGGAATCACTCCTTTTCGTTTCGGAAAACGGATGAGTTGTTTCGATGGCCTTTTGCAGCGTCGGACCATCAATCGGCTCAATCACCTGGACATTCGGATCATCCGGCGGTGAATCCTTCTGGTCGTGGGCCAGTTGCCCCAGCGGGCAATCCGCCGGCGCTTCGATCACCAGGAGATTCGGGTCCTGCTTGAGCCCCAGCGTGTAGACCGACTCGAACGCGATGCAGCCGAACGGGATGAGCTCCTCCGGGATCTTGTCGGCTCTGGTCCGGCACAGATGGATGTCCGGCATGGGCCACCCGTGATAGTAGTCCGGCCCTCTTACCGCCACACGATACGAGGCGCAATCACGGCAGGAGTGATCGGAGTAGATCCGCCTGCGGCGTTCATCGCGGGCCTTGACCTGGGAATCAAGGGAGGCAATGAAATCGTCAAACTGTTCCTTGGCGATCGTTCCCTTGGGTTGCTTATTCTTTGGCATCGGCGGGGTCCTCCTCTTTCTCGACATCCGGGCCTTCCGGGGGTGGCGGCTGGTGGGCGGCGGGGGCGGGGACATCATCCAATCCGATCCGGCCCATGTCCCGGATCAACTTATCAATCAGGAATTGCGCCGATCGATAGTCCCTCCCATCCACCTTATACTCCAGCGTTGCGATCTTGGCGTCGGCCTTGTGCAGACCGGCCGTGATGTAGTTGATGAGCTGGCTGTCTCGCGCCAGCCGCTCGAAGTTGGCTTGCGCCGTGGGGTAGTCCGGTACGTCGGCCTTCTTGTGATCGAGGGATTCAATCCTGCGCTCAACGGCGTCGATCTTTTCGCTCAAGGAGCGGCAGGCGATGGACAGCGTGGCGTCCGTTGACTCCTGCGCGTGGTAAATCTGGAGGAGTCTGTGGAGCTCCACCCACATCTTCCCGATGTACGGGCTGTTTTCCAGCATCCCCTCCAGTTTGTACATCTCAGTCAGCGTTCCCATCGGGGGCGCAGAGTCCTTCGTGACGGCCTGGTTGGGCTCGGCGTTCTCCACCTGGGCCAGCCGGGTTGACCGCTCCATCAGCCCCCGGATCTCCGCGACAACCTCATCCACGCTGGGGGTGTAGCCGAACTTCGTCGCCATCATGTCCCGGATGTCGTCCATCACCCGCTCGAGCTTCGCGACCTCCCGGTTGGCTTCGGTGAGTTGGCGGACTTCTTCATGGAGCCTGGCATTCTCGTTGCGCTTCTGCTCTATGGCCATTCGGTGCTCGGATTCCCTCCGGTCAGAGATGATGTGGTACGCTCGTGAGCGGTCGCTTATCTCACGGTCAAGGGCATCGACACGCGCTACCAAATACTTGATCCTGGAGACGGCGCCGTCGAGGGTGGACGTGTCCGATACCGCCATGATCTCCTGCAACACGGATTTCAGCCGGTCGATCTCTTCGGCCAGCTTCTCGTTGGCGGGTTCCAGCCGCTCCAAGTCGCCGGCCAGCCGCAGCACCCGCTCCGGCAGGTCGCAGGCCCGGGCGGCGATGAAGAAATCCGCCTGAACGTCTTGCCAGGTTTCGCACACCACGCGCCCGCTGTAATACTTCTGCTCCGTCTCGCCGCCCTTGTCGCTCATCGACACCACGGCCCCGCCGTTTTTCGCGTCGATCATCCAGGGCCCAGGGATGCACTTGTCCCGCAATTCCTTGAACTGCAAAGCCGCTTCACGGTCGTTCATAATTGAACCTCCTTGTTGAAATTAGATAACCGATTCAATGGCTTCCATCATCCGGTCGCAGTCATTCATCATCGCGCCACAGTCCTTCAGCGCAGTCTCGATCTGCGTCATGTACCCATCTTCGGCCGGAAACGGGGTCTCGATGGCTTTCAGATATGCCGGGTTGTCCGCAGCCACAACCGGCAGGCGACCCGCCAGCAGGGTAATGCGGTTGAAGAGCTTCGACAGGCGGATCTGGTGCTCGAGCAAGTCACCCACCAGCCGGTCGATCAGCCTGGGGGGCTTGACCAGGTCACCTGCTCCCGACAACCCAACCGTCGTCTTGCTCTTCCGGCCGCCGAACAGGCCGCCTTCAACCAGGTCGCCGGCCTTGGCTCCGTACCTGAACGCGGTCTCCATGTCCCGATGGTGCTGGCGCTCCACCTCCTCCCGTTCGAGCTGGAGATCCGCGGGCGGATCCGCCGGTCCCGCCATTTTCTCCAGCACGTAATTCTTGAGTCTGTGCTTATAATCACCGAGCGGCAGGACGACCGGCAGCGGGCCGAACTTCTCGACGAAGGCAAAATACACCACGTCCGCCTCCGCCAGATGCCGCTTCCTCTCTTCCCGGTCCCTCGTCTTCGTCGCTGATTTCCGGTCAGTCATGGCTTTCGTCCTCCTTCTGGTAGTTTTTGTCGTAGTCGGCCAGCGCCTTCTCGAGCTGGTTCACCCGGTAGCCCAGGGAGTTGTTCTCCTGGCAGACCTCGCCGTACTTGCGGCGCAGCTCGGCCACCGCCTTGAGCGCCGGGGTGTTGGCCTGAAACTGGCTCTCGACGTAGCGGTTGATGATGACGCTACCCGTGGCGGTCCAGGCCGGCCTGGCGATCAGCTCGACCATCCGCAATTCTCCCTGAAGCGTATGGATGTCAGTACACATCACACCCCGCATGGTATTGTTGAAGTCTTTCCGCTCTTCATCCAACCGCTTCCGCAACTTTGTGACCTGATCGAACAGCCTCGCCTCCCGATTGGCCGCGTCGATCACGAATTTGGTCGCTTCGGCCTGCTTAGATGGATGGACCGCCTTGATCCACCCGTTGGTCCTCCGCACCAACCATTCCTGGATCACGTCATAGATGCTCTTCATCACCAGAACCTCCTTCACTCGGATTTTGATTTCACTTTACAGTATACTGTTCCGTTTGTCAAGTGGAAAGTTTCGTGTACCTCAGATGGCCATTTTCGTATCACGACCGAATAGCATACTAATCTGTCTGATTGGAATCAGCGTGTTGTAATAGTGTAGAATGGAAATTTTAATATATGTATAGAATCGGGTATATGCCTTTGTAACCCATTGATACTCCATACGTAACAAGGAACACTATACTGTCATAATACGAAAATGACCTCCTATATATAAGGGGTTTCCGCCGAAATCAGTATACTGTCCAAAAATCTTGACAATTCTGTTCAGAAAAGGCCTTTTGTGACAAATACAGTACACTGTCCAAACAAACAGTATAGTGTCCAAAGAGACAGTATAGAATCCAAAATCGGGACTCCAGCGTGATAGTATGCTGTCCAAAATCCCAATTTGCCCCCAAAATAGGGGGTGGCGAGAGAACAATACACTGTCCAAAACGGGGGAGACAGGGTGTGAAATGGAGCTATATTCACACAATCGTAACAAATGCGAGCGTGGGGTGGTGGTCGCCGGGTGGGACCCTATTCCTTATCCTGCTCGCGCCCGCCGGCCGCCCTTGTCCCTGTCACTTCAGTTGACAGAACATATATTATAGGACACGAGCGGCTGTAACTCATTGATACGTATGCACTTACACGCATCTGCCTTGGGGAATGCGTGGGCGGATTGGGCGGATATGGCCCTCGCGTACCTTGTTCTTGTCCTCGATCGCCTGCTTTCAGGCTCCGGCGCGGTCGCCGGCTGGGCTCCGGCATGGCGGCAGGCGGGCCAGCAGCAGCCAGGTGTCAATATTTTGACACTTGGCGGTCAACTGCCCATATTTGGGCACTTCGTGTGCGTGTGTATAATTATTAAACACGTCCACCATAAACAACCCTGATACTGTAGCCACTATGGATACACCTGCAACAAATTGATGCACCTGGATTGACAGATCTGACAAAATGTTGCAGTCGGACGTTGCACGTTGCATGGGATGTTGCACGGTGCAACATAATGTTGCATCCAGGTGCAACGATTTGTTGCACTGTTTAATATTGATACGTTGGCACGGGGATTGCTACGCGCATTCTTTAGAGTGGGGGCGGACGGGGCTGTGTTGGGCGATCAAAAATATTTTCGCTTCACCATCATTTTTCTCTTGACATCCAACAAACACAGCCTTATGATTGGGTTGTAGAATGACAAATTGACATAGGGGATCCGCCATGAAAATCAATCGAAACAGAATCAGCGACCGCCTGTATGAGATCAGCAGCAAATATCACGAGCGGATTCCGCTGGGTGACATCCTGGGCGCCGTGAAAGACAATGGGCTCACTCCAATTCAAGAGGACGGTTCCCCATGGTCGGGCTTTTTGTGCGGTGACTCCGGCGAAGTTTTTATTGACCTGGAGGGATCAAAAAGGATGCTCGTGATTAGTTGGTATCGGATGGACTCCGGCCGTTTTGAAGTCAATGCGTACCTATCTTAATAGAGGAGCCCTTATGACAATCAACATTGAACGCACTTCCATCGGATGGCTGGGAACGGCGACCGTGGGCGGCGTCGTGATTGCCCGCTCATCGGGGCGGGATTGGTTCGATGTCTGGATGAGGCTTTCCCGCCTGTTCGGCCGACTGCGGATGCCGCACAGCTTGCGCGTGGCGGTGTAACATGGAACGCTTGCACGTCTGCTACTGTCCTGTGCGGAAATCCCCTGATCGGGATTGGGAATACGTTGACTACCTGTGCGGATCCTGTGATCTCGAAACGAGCCGGCAGAAAGCGGCCGATCTGGATGCCGCAATCCCTGATTGGGCCGCCTGCCATCCGATTGTACGGTTT